TCATATCTCCTTGGTACACTGTAGGGCGTTGGTCTTGTAGCCGAGCCTGTTGTAGAACTTCTCCACCCGAGCGGTCTCATATCCTGAGGCAGCGGCCATAGTCAGACGCTTGGCTCCCATGGACTTTGCCCACTCTTCCATTGCTGACATCAGTTCCCGAGCGAGTCCTGAACGTCTTTGGTCTTCTCTCACCCAGAACATAATCTCTGACATCTCCAGAGTAGGTGAGAACCACGGTGGAGCTACAATGCCCATGAAGAGCCCTACTACTTCTCCGTCAGTCTCCTTGAAGAAGATAGCCAGAGCCGGGAGGTCTATGAAGGCATCCAGCATTCTGAGGGTGTGGACTGGGTCACGTTCAACATTAGCGTAGTTCGGAAGGTCGTTAAGGAGGTCTGCCCCAGCTACGGACAGCATAGCAATATGTTCTCTTGTGGCTCTCTGTATCATGGGGCTTTCTCTCCTGTGTTATGGAATCGTTTGAAGGGAACTGTGGGGTCATGAAGAAAGACATCGGTATCATCCAAGGTAAACCCCAGCCACTTGAGCCAGCGGATTGCTGTGGTGTGCCGGGAGTCTACATAGTTCATGAGACAAGGGTGTAGCTTCTTCCACTCGGCCACAACCTCAAGTGAACCTTTAAGGAACTGTCGGTTGAATTCTTTGAGTCTATCTGTGGTCAGCATCCAAGGAACCCCCCAGCCATTTGACTCAGTGATTCCGAATACCCCAAACACTTCTCCTTCGTGGAACATTGCCCATGAATGGTCAGAAGAATCTATTGAGGTACGGATGGCATCCGAGGTAGGGATTCCTGCTGCTGCTTGTACTTCTGCTGCATCAGCCGGATTGAGACACATCTGAAGTGCCTTCAGACGTAACTCAGGGGTCATGATTTCAATGTGAGCCATCGAGGTTTCCTTGTGCATGACATTATGGTCAAGGTTGATATGCTTGTATGCCTTTAGGCACCAAAGAGACTACAGAGCCTCTAAGGTGCCTTCAGTGGCATTTAGTATGTTCTACTACGAACTGTGAAGAATCCCTCATAGGATGCTGTGTGAAAGCAGGAGGGGAGGTGGGAGTCATTAACAAGGTCGATGGTTGACCCTGAGGGGTTGGTGAGGATTGGAGTACGATGCTCCCCAGAGATATTAGGTGCTTCTCCAATTTTAAATATATCTAGGAAGACACAAGAGTATGGATAAGAAGCAGTGTCCCTGCCCTTAGGAGTCACCTCTACAGAGAAGTATCCGGTGTTGATGAACCCTAGTGTTAGGTTCCGAATCTGTAGCCTCCCCTGAAGGATGCCGACATTTGTACCTTGACTCTTAACCAGCCACTCACTGAAGCGGTAGCGCATGGTATACTTCCGGCCAATCCAGAAGGGAGTGTTAGAGCAGTCACCTATAGCCTCCAAGGTGCTACCCGATGTTTTGGTAGTGGGTACATTAAGTCCTGTGCCACTACTGACAGCAGTGTAGTCCGTACTGGAGTCTGTGTAGGGGAGCGTCCATACGGTCTTATTGGCTGTGCTGTTATAAGCTCCTGTGACCCCCACCAGCCTGTCCAAGTGGACTCTGTATGGCAGAGTGCCAGTGTTGGCTTGTTCCAGCCTCAGACGTTCAAGGGAGACCTCTGAGCCACGTTTAATGACAAGGAAGAGGTAGTTGCTGAGGATTTCACAACTGATGAGCTGTCCATCAAAGAGCCACTTGCTCCATGCTGACTGAGCCTTCTGGTCTCCAGACCAATAATACTTGTAGACATATAGGGTACTGGGGTCTTCATGGGATAGCCCCACCAACACATCAAAGGAAGAGCTAGATGCTAGTTTACTGAGTTTCTTAGGAAGGTACGTTGGAACGTGAGCGGTGATATCTGCGGCATCGGTGCTGAAAGAATCGGGAGCAATAAAGTATTCCCTCAGTGAGCTATAGTTACCCCGAGGAACCGGGAGGTATACGTTAGAACCAGCAACTACAGGCTGACACAATGGCTCCACTTCAAAGTGTGTGGTGATGTCAACAGCCACGGTCTTTGGGGTCATGTTCAGGGTGCCTGAGTTGAGGGAGAACTGCTGCTGAGCCCCTACCAAGAAGAGAGACTTGGGGAAAGGTATGGCGTGGAGCAGGTTGGTGACTTCATTGGAAGGACATGAGATGTCTATGGGGTCGGTGTCCATAACCCCGGTGGCTGTGGTTGCCCAGAAATCAAAGAACACTCCAGACTGAGACATGATAACGTTCTCACCAGCTAGGAAGCCAAGGCGGTTCCGGTAGAAGAAGATGTCCTTGACATAACTGTTGATGAATGAAGGTGTTGGCTGTGACTCATCATCCCCTACTCTCCGGTCTTTCCATGTGATAGGAGCAAGGGTGAACTCATGGTATGCCGTTCTGGTGAGCTGGTGGGGCATAGTGGCAGCATCGAAAGCATCTGCGATACCCTGCTTCACTACTTCCTTCCAGACTCCTGTTGCTGTGCCTTCCTCTGTGGAATACATCAGGTGAAAGTTATCAAACTGATTGTTTGGTTCCCCAGTGATTTCTACTCGGGTGCCATGCCAGCAGGAAGCAGGGAGGTCAGCAAACTTCTGAGCCTTACCTTTGATTCCCAGCATAGCTTGATTGCCATAGGAGTCTGAGGCTGAGAAACTGAAGTCCGTACCGTCCAGCTTGGAAATCCTTATTGAGCTGGTGCCATCCACATAGTCAATATCCCACTGGCTTGACGTGTTAGGGGCTACTGAGGTTGGTGCTGCCCCTGCCCCGGTGAGGGGGTGTGTAAAGGTAAAGGTGGTATATCCAAACTTCTTGATGTAGAGCATGCAGCCTACAACGTACACTCCCCACTTGGCAGTATTGATGTACTTCATGAGTTCTGTGTAAACTGCTGTAGCTGTGAGTGTTGGATTGTAGGTGTCAGTACCTCCCTCAACTGTGGCTATATCCCATGAGAAAGGAATAGCCCCACCAATGGCTGTACCATCCAGAGTGAAAGCGATAGTGTCCCCCTCAACAGGAGCAGCAGTGGCGAAGTTGACAGCCAGTTCATTTGTAACCTGTGCTAAGAGCTGGTCAAATAGAGACTTGGCTATGGTGGTTGCCTTGTAGGTATCGTACTCTGTGGAGTCTCCTGAGGAGTAGGTGGCAGACTTGGTGCCATTCAGGAAGACATTGTAATTCTGAGCAGCTACACCCTTAGAGACATTGACAATGGCTGTGGGTTTGTCGATAGCAGACACCACAGAACTCATGAGGCATTTCTTTGAGGTGTTGGTGATGAGTGTGTAGTCGGCTACTGTGGTGGCTCTGTAGGAATTGAGTGGGTCTGCTGAAGTCAGGTAGTCCTTACCGGCAGCATCAGCAATCACCGTACACTTCACGCCATCCATGGTGTAGACCTCCACCGGCTCACTGGAGTTACCTGTGAGAATCATGATGTAACGTTCATTCTCATCCCGGTTGATGGTGTGGACAAAGGAGCTTTCTGAAGCTTTGGATGAGAGTATGGCAAGGTGTTCTGTGGGTGGTCGTTTGCTGGTTCCTTCTGCAAGGGAGCTGAAGCAGTTCTCCTCAAGCTCACACTGCGTTTCCAGCCTGAGGGAAGCTGGCTGCTGGGAGACTCCATTGAAGAGCCCCGGCAGTATCTTGTTAATTAGCAAGCAGGTTGCCTCCTCTCCGGTTGATTACTCGGGCAACTGAATATGACTGAAAGACACTGTAGTCTCCGGTGTCGGCCTCAGCTTCCAAGAAGGCAGCTCTGGCTTCAACCTCATCTGTCTCAGAGAGTTTTGCTAAGGTATCAGAGCCCAAGACTTTCTTAGCGAAGTCTCTTGCGGCTTTCACGGTGATGTATGCACGGGCAGACTGAGGAATTTCCTCAAAGGCAAGGAACAGCGTTATCTCGGCTTTCAATGCTTTGGTGAAGGTGTAGCCATGAGTAGTCTTGTTGTATAACCTTTGACCCCTCTGGACGATTGCATCAGTCTCACCTTGGATGTCAATTTTAAGGGTGTTGAGTGGTACGTTAATGAAGCCATCGGAATCTAATGGAAGGGGGTAGTCCCCCTCACAGTTGAAATCCCAGCCCCTCTGTTGAATGGCTCTGGAGGTGTTGTGAAGAATAGTCTGAGCGATATAGGCCTCAGATACGCCTTGGGTAGGAATTGAATTGATGGGAGCTTCCCCAATCCCCGCCAGCATTGTGTTGATTGCTTCCAGTTCTGTAGACGGAAGTAAGTTCATGAGGGCTCCTTTGATGTAGTGTCAAAAAAAGGGGACTCCCCTGTGTAAGCGAAAGTCCCCAAAGGGTTATGCAACAGCCAGTTCTACAAGTGCCTCTGTGCGCAACCAGCCGTGGCCCATAGCGTAGCGAGCAACCATGAGGGTAGCCTGAAAGCGCATCTGGAACTCAGACTGCATGGACAAATCCATCAGCTTTACAGTACCAATAGCCTCAGGACAGAAGATGAGTCCAACTGTCTTAGCGGCGTTGACACCGTGGTAGGTAGCACCAGACAAGTCCGTGTAAGGAACGTTGTTGGATTTGATGATGTTGATGCCAGCAATCGTAGGGATTACACCCTCAGAGTACGAGCCAGCCCCTCCCCACTGTACGTTCAGAGCAGTGGTGTTCTGAATGAGGCAGTAGTATTCGGTAGGACGCAGGAAGCAGTAACGCTCAGCAGGTGCATTCTGGATGTCCAGTTTGGCAGCAGCATTGAAGATAGCACCAGCAATAGCATTGGCTTTCTCAGCCAGAGTAGTAGCCGTACCGGCAGTACCAAGGTCTCCCGAAGTCATTTTCATCTTGGCATCTACCAGTAAAGTACCAGCAGACCCACCAGTGATGAGAGCAGCAGCCCGAGCCCCGAGGATACCCTCCTGAACAACGTTCTTGTCAAACTGGTTGGCAAGTACGATACCCATTTCCTTAGAGTAGATGGAGCTGACATCAAAGTGATTCATTGCCTCATCAATGTTGGCGATAGTTGCCTGAGAGAGCAACAGACCATCAATGGAGATAACCTTTTCGTTATGACCTACCTGAGTACCTACGATTTCAGCACCGGGGACATGGTAAGCAGCAGCGATAGTACCAACTACAGGGAAGGAAGCAGACTTGCCGGAAGCAATGGTGCGTACCCAGTGTTTGTCAAGAATCTTGGTCTGATTCTCAAAGTTGGTCATTACTTCACCAGCGAAGACCTTGAGGAAGAGAGCCTGTTGTGCAACATCGGTTGCGGTTGCATCTTTGTTTACTGCGCCCAAGCGGGAGAGAGTATCATTAGCCATTAGAAGGCTCCTTTTCGTTGTAAGTAAGAGGTGTGTTCTCTTAGTCACAGCCAAAGGTGTCTCTGTGTTGTCTTTCGTTCCCTCAAGAATTACTTGACGTTAGAGGTTTTGGTGGGATGTGTGAGAGGAGGGAGCTACAGGCTGAAGGGGCGTGATAACCGCCGTATCCTTCATTTAATCCATGGTTCACTACGGAACCTGTGAGCGGGTGAGAAGGTGAGACTGATGCCCACCTTGCGGGGTTGAAAGGTGCCAGTTAATCCAAAGGAGTTCATGACCTCACTAAGGAATCCTCTTTGAGCTTGCGGGACTAGAGCGGCCAATTAGATTGTCCACAGAAGCGCATAGGCTAGGCTGGCTGATGTGTATTACTTTGGTGGAGCGGCTTGGATTTGAACCAAGACTTGACGGGTTACAGCCGTGTGTGCTGCCGTTGACACTACTTCACTCCAAAGAATTACATTATGTTGGAACGTCCGAGCTTGCTTCGTACCATCTCCCTGAAGGCGGGGTCTTTCTGGTAACGAGGGTCTTTCATGTCGGCCTTCATTGCCTCGGTGGATGTATAGGCATCTCCGGTTTCTACTGCTTCACTGCCGGTAACAAGGACAGGTGCCTTGCCTTTAACCACAGTGTAGTCAGCCTGAAGCCCCTTCACTGCAAGGAGAACCTTGTCGATGTCGTTGGAGTCCAGAGCAGCCTGATAAGCAGCCTTCTGTTCCGGCGTGGTATTCGTACTTGCCCACACCATCATCTTCTGATACTCAGCTTCACCCCCGGCAGTGTCGAACACTCGGGTGACAAGCTGGTTGGCAATGAGCTGCTGTCCTGCAATGTAGCTGTCAACTACTGACTGGGGGATTCCAGCTTTAGCCAGAGCCTCATAGGATTCTGCTGACAATGTGCCGGTATCAAAAAACTCCTTGTTGAAGGTCTCTATATCCAGCCCTTTACTTTCCAGAGCAGCAGCAGCGGCAATCTCTTCAGCGGAAAGTTCAGTAGGAACTACAGCAGGAATCTCCAGACCAGTTACAGGGTCAATGGTAGGAGCCACCGGGGGAACTATGGCAGGAGCTACAGGAACAGCCGGGACAACAGGAGCTACAGCAGGAACACTCTTCTTACTAAATGCCTTCTGGAGTTCAAGATAGCCAGCTTCCATGGCCTCTACGGAGTCATACTTACCGGCGAACTTCTTGGTGGAAGCTTCAACCGCTGGGGTGGCTGCGACAGGGGGAACAACGGCAGGTACTACAGGGACAGGAGCAACAACCGGGGCTCTGCCTTCTGCCTTGGCAACCATAGTTTCAACATAGGCTGCGTCCCTCATCGGAGGTGTCACATTAACGGGCGTATTAACGATTTCCATTGGATTCCTTTATTAAGAATTTACGAGAGGTAGATGATATTGCCACCTTCAGGAGTGAACAGGGGTCGGCCTTGCTCGTCTTCTGTGGGGGCTTCAGTGATTTCTTCAGGTGCATCCGTGGTTGGTTCTGTGGGGGCTTTGGCTTTAGCCATTAGGGGTAGCTCCTTCGGGTTGATTAGCGGCTTGGTCTACCGCACCCTTTGTAAGTTGTGAGATTGCGCCGGGGGCAGCATTCTGAGCGGCTTGCATCATCATTGCTTGCTGTTGAGCTTGAGCAACTTCTTCCTTGGTCTTGATGAGTCCGGCCATATCAATCCCTAAGGCTGTTCCTCTTCGGGTGATGTAGTCGTCAATGTTCATGTACTGAGCCAAGATGTCAGCACCCAGAGGCATGATACCTTGGATGAAAGACTCAAGCTGGTTCAGGTCATGTCCTCTTCCGAGAGCTTCAAGACCAGTGGTAATCATTGGTTTAATTTTATCAATAGGAAGCTGGGGGAGAACTCCCTTGGCTGTCATTTGCTGAATGAATCGTTTAACCAGTGGCAACTGCAAGTCCTGTGAGAGAACAGAGTAGACACCACCTAAAGCTGACTCCAGTTCTGCAACCATCTGTCGAATCTCTTCAGCAGTAACCCTCTCAGCATTCCGCTGGATAGCAGACATGAGGAGGAAGGCTTGGGCAAGTCTCTGTTCAATCTTGGTAATGGTCTCCAGAGCTACCCTGAAGTCATTGAACTTCTGCATCTGAAGTACGGTGATGTCGGCTGCGTTGCCATCAACTATGGCTCCGTTCTCAGCTTCGGCTACCTTCTTGGTACGTGTGGTGCCATTCGGATTATTTAGAAACAGAACCTTAGCTGCTGCTGCTGAACCTTCCACGATGGCCTGACTCAGAGCTTCTAGGGAGATGAGGTCTCCGAGGTATTCTTCAACCAGCCCTCTGCCATAGTTCTCTCCGTCAACTGAAGTCCACCGAAGGGGAATCCATGGAGACTCATCAAGCGGATAGGTGCCTTGGGAGCCGGGGATAATTGCACCGTTGGCTTCCTGAGCTACTTCCCACATGGTATGCCCCTGCTTCTGCTTCTTACGGCAGATACGGGTGAAGAGGTCTACGTTATCATCGGTGCCGTCACCCTTGGATGCTGACACCTTGGCTCCTTCTGGGAGTAGGGTCTGACTGACTGACTCCTTGACGATGATGTCAATAACGTTTCCCATGGGGTCACGCTGAACCACATACCTGTCCAGACGGAAACACTTAATGCCGCCACCATCGGGGAGGTACAGGAGCGTATTGCCCACAGCAACGAGGTACTTCAGAGCGTTAAAGATAGGGACTCTTGCCCCTGAGGTTTCAATCTCGGTAGTGACAGCACGTTCAATCTTGTTCAGAGCCTTGTCTACTTCAGCTCTCATTCCTTCCTTGCCCGTCAGGGAATCCAAGGTGAAATCATCAAGAGACATTCTGAAGCAGGGTTGATTTGGTGGCAGCAGAGCCAAGAGCAACTTAGCTGAGAGGTTGTTCACTCCCCTTGCACCTAAGCCCTGATAGGGGGTCGGAAGGGTGCTGCTTTCGTTGTAACCGAGAGGGGGTAGCAAGGCGGGAATAGTGACTGAAGCACACTCTCTGGCTCTGGAAAGGACTGCTATTCGTTTACCGTCAAGTTTCTTCCACCGAGACTCTATAGTCCCAATGCCTCCAGCCACAGCTCCCTTGACCTTGACTTCATTCATGGTTTAGGACGGAATCCCAAGACCTGTGGAGGGACTTGACGTGAGGGGAATCTGAAGCTGAGCCTTGCCGGTCTTGTTTCTGACACTATTCACTGTCCCACTCTGGGTAGGGTCGGGGGCTCCCAATACAGGGGCTACTACAGGAATCGGCGGTGGCGGTGGCGGTGGTGCTGTTGGGGTTGAACCTCCCATACACATAGGCATACTCCTTATTTCGTTTATTGGTCAGCTTCTTCCTGAAGTCTCAGGAGTCTGTCTATGACTTGGCGTTGTCCTGCTGCGTACATCAGGTCGTCAATGGAATCACCGGGGGTGATAACTACCTTTGGGTATATGGCATCCAGCATCCTGATGAGGTCGGTGGATAGAACAGGGATTGAATCCATACTGCTCCTTTAAGTTTCTTCTGAATTGTTCATGACGGCAGAGGGAACTATAGAAAGAACTTATAAAAGAAACCTTTAGATTCCTTCTATAGGCTCCCCTATAGCCCCCTCATAAGCCACTGCATCCTTCTAAGTTGTTGAAGGAAATCGAATTGACAATGGCTTCTCATCCCCAGTTAGGGGGTTATCTCAAAGTGGTTGAATTTGTTACGGTTTCTGTGGAGGATTCCAGAGTATAACTTCGTCTTTCTTGAAGTCGTAATCTGTGTGCTGAAGTATACGAGCGCACCGAGCTTGAGCCAAAGCATCAGCTTCAGTCAGTCCCTTACTCTCATAGGCTCCTACAATGACATCCCACTGCCAGCCATGGTAGTATGTCTTGCCTTCTTCGGGAGTCAGCAACTTCTCAGCCTTCACCTTACCAATGCCGGGACATCCCTTATAGCCATCACCAGGGTCTCCGGTAAGAATCTGAGTGAAGAACCAGAGGTCTCCATCTTCCTTGGTGACTTTGAAGAACTCCCGCTTCTGCCAGTTGTAGTGGCTACCGGGAATTTGTCGAAGGTCTTTGTCGATGGTGGCTATGAGGTACTTGCCGGGGAATGCTGTAGCCAGTATGCCAAGAACATCATCACCCTCTACAGCAGTCTTCCGCTTGTGGGCATAGGTGTCTACCACATACTCATTCAAAGCTTCCCTCAGGAGTGGCCTGTCGAGCCCTGAGCGGTTGTGTTTATAGGTGGGCAACACAGAGTACCTGAAGTTCTTCTCCACAGAGGAGAGAGCCATCAGGACATCCGTACACTTGGTCTCCCGCATCAGTCGTTCTACGGTGCTGTCCACATAGTTCTTGGCCTGAGGTAGGTCTGTGGTTACTGATGTTACATCCTCATCCCACTTGATTGTATCTTGGTGGATGGAGGCGGCGGCATACACGATGATGTCAGCGTCAGCTAGAAGTATCATTGTGGTGCCTTCTCTGCTTTCTCTTCAAACCACTTCTTGTCTGGAGTCCCTGCCCAGTTGCCTGAGGTTCGGGCTGGAGCTGAGACCTGAAGAGCCATAGGGTAAGTACAGCACTGCGGTGGTTCTGAGGCTCCACGGACAAGCTTGGTGGTTCTCTCCCCACAGAGGCAGCACTTGTATTCAAGAATGGGCATTGAACAATCTCCTTAGAATGAATGACCTTGCGAATGAGGCAACGTAGAATATGATGTTGATACTGAAGGCATGACCGGCTGTTATGGGGTATCCGTAAAGAGGGAAGACAACCATGGCAACCACCCATGCTATGAGCAAGCCCACCACTGTATTAGCAATGGACTCACACATAGACATGAACTTGGTCTGCACTACTTGGTCAGCTCATCAGCAATCCGCTGTTCCTCTATGATGATGCCCTTCACCAGAATCATGTAGTTAATGACATCATCCACAGCATCAAGGACACCTTCACCTTCAACAGCCAAGCCACCCTTGGTAACAAAGGTCTGAATACGCTTGAACTTGTCGATACAGCGAAGGAGGATACCGAGGACAGGAGCTACACCCAAGATGGATGAGTCCTTGAAGTTGGCAAACACCGAGCCACCGGAAGTGTAGTCATGATTCTTCTTCTTCATGACCTCAAGACAGGCTGTGGTGGTGTCAACGTGGAGCTGAAACAATTCTTCTTTGGACATGAGGTATGACATATTAGTGAGTCTCCTTGAGTTTCTTCCAACTACGTATCCATCTACAAGTAGTGGAGAAACTTTGGTTGAACACAGCCGCCAGCCCTGTCCCGGTGCATCCGGTACGGAGCCAGTGGGTATGTGCGTCTGCCTGTACTGAGGCGTATCTATCTGAGTTGCTTTGGGATTTGTGAGCTGATATTTCTACGAGTTCCAGATGTAGGATGTTACAGCAGTTGCGGTTGTTGCACTTGTGATGAACTTCATAGCCATTTGGAATATCTCCATTGTGGAATCTCCAGATAGTTCGGTGAAACATCTCATGAAAGTTTCCGGCCCATCCTTTACGAAAGTAGCCATCAGGGTTTAGCTTGTGGGACGTTACTGCGAAACAACCAGCATCAGTTGTCTGAAAGGACAGAGCTTTTGTATTTGCCATTAGTGGGTTTCAGCCCAACTATCCCCAGCAGACCACTCTCCGTCAAGAGGACAGCGGAACTTGAAGTGTTCTCCAGCCTCAACCATAGACTGTCTTGCGGCTTCACCTACGGTAGTAACGTGTTGATTTATAACCTCTATTTCAAATTCATCGTGAATATTTAGGACAAACTCGTAGTCGTAATTCCTGAGTCCGATAACGGGTTGGTCTAGGTCTACCTGTTCAGAGTTCTTGAGTCCGAGTGCCTGAAGTTTGGCTTCCAAAATAACCAAAGCTTTCTTCATGACAATTGCTCCAGCCCCTTGCAGCAGGAAGTTGAGAGCTGAGTGAGGAGAACGGATATGAACCTTCTGGTTGTCTATAGACATCAGATAGCCCGTATCCTTCACCTTGGCCTGAACTGCATCACAGAGTTGCTTTAGAGCGGGAAGCCCCTTTGCGAAGCTTGCCCTTGACTTGGCACCCAACTTAGCTGCATCTCCAGCTTTTCCATCCAGTAGGATTTTTCCCAGCTTCGGAATGCCAGCACCGTAGATGAAAGCATAGAACCAAGTCTTACCAATATCCCTTGTATCAGCTCCAATTGCTCGTTGGTTAATCGTATGAACATCTGTACCATCTTCCTTCCTTCCAGATACCGAGGCTCGGCCATAGGCTCCACCATCGTATCGTGCCATGTAGTGTGCAAGACAACGTAACTCCAGACCGGCAGCATCACAGCCCACCATCTTGTATCCCGGCCTTGCCATGAAGAGTTCTCTGCATTCAGAACCATAGGGGTTGTGACAGGCAGGAACCTGAGCAAGGTTTGGTTTACTGTGGGTCATTCTGCGGGTGCCAGCTCCAAGTGAGTTGACATAGCCATGGATACGGCCATCAGCTTGAACAGCCTTGAGCCATGCTTCGTCACCATCGGAGAGCTGTGAGATACGCTTGGTGATAGTGAGGTATTCCCCGAGAGGTTTAGTCTCTGGGTACGGGAGAGCTGAAATAATCTCATCGTCAATCTTTACCTGACCATTGGGATGAGTCTTGGAGGGCTCCGTGAAATCCACAGGTTCCCAGCCATACTTCTTCTTCAGCCAGTATTCAATGTGAGCATTACTGCCGGGGTTAAACTCCACCATCTCTACTACAGTGAACGGACAGCCCACTGTGGTGTGATACTTGCTGGACTTGACCTTAGGAGTATTGACAATGTTCTCACCATTCTTCCTCTTAGGTCTCCACCATGGTTTGAAGACTTCCTGAAGCTCCCTCAGCTTCTCGTCCTTGAGCTGGACAAGCTTGGCGTAGAGGACTTCAGCTTTCTTCTGGTCAAATAGAATCCCAAGTCTCTCCTGTCGAAGAACGATGGCAGCTACCTCATGTTCAAGGTCGGCTGCTTCCTTGGAGAATCCTGCTGTCATAATCTTATCGTACAGAGCCTTGGTGACTCTCACGTCCTGTTCACAATAGTCAGACATCTCCTGATTCCATGATGCCCAGACATCACCTTCACCCTTCCCATACTCACCCTTCATCAGACCGAGCCGGTAGCCATAGGCTTCCAGCTTGTGAGTACCTATGAGGTTTCCGGGGAGCAGTCCCTTGGAGAACCTGCCGAAGTCACTGGCTTTGATGTTTGAGTAGACCATCCGAGCAAGGACTAGGGTGTCTACTATTTCAGCGTTGGTGTGGAAGGATGGGTAAATCTTGCGAATTACAGGGATGTCAAAGCCCTTGATGTTGTGGCCTATGATAGTGCCAGCCTTAGCCAGCCGGTCTATTCCCTTGGGGACATCTTCCTTGTCGTATCTCTCATAGGTGTCCGTGGCGTAGTCATATATGTGTAAGCAATGGATTACGTTGGTGACATTAAGAAATCCATTTGTTTCAAGGTCGAATACAAGCATTCATTACCCTCCTTCCTTTCTCTGATTAAATTCGTAGGGTCTCACAGAGTATCCCACAGTCCCCTACAATAGGTGCCTCATTCCTCCCACGTTCAGGGTCTAACTCATCAAGGTACACGCCCTTTACACAGGTAGCCCCTATCCTTCTCTCCATTGCAGCCCTTGCGCTAAATACCTCAGGGAAGTCAGTTCTAATATGATTCCAATAGCCCATTCCCCCCTTCACGCAGCCCACACAGTTGTTATTTCGGTAGCCTAGTTCGTACATGGCAGGGCGTGAGATGCCACTAGCTTTGAGTATCTGATGTGCGGAATCTTTGGACATCCCCCTGTCTACCAGAGGAAAGATGTGGGACTGCTGGGGAAGTGTCTCTCTAATGCGGTCACACCTATTCTTCTCCCCGAAGTCCATGCCCCAGATATACCTGAGATGAACATCAAGGGGTTGCTCATACTCCCAGCGAATACGCACTAGACGTTTAAGAGCCCGTGTGCATGAGGCTCCTTGAACCCCATTGATATACCCACGCCCACCCGCACTAAGACAGGCGTTCTCAACGGACTTGAGCGGGGACTGGAGTATTTCAACTTCTTTACCAAACCACCGTTCACAATCCTTAACGAAGCGTAAGGTGTCTGGGTGCTGGTCTTCTATGTGGGTGTAGATTATTCTATCTACTTCAGAAATCATTAACTTAGTGGCTACTGCACTGGATACCCCAGCACTAAACCAAGCCACTGTCTGAATACTCAAATTAACTCCTTCCGTTTCCGTTATTTCGGTGTAGGCTTCTCAGCTTCTTTACCGGGACAATCACCACAGCCTAAACCACAGCCGCCATTGCACATCTTTCCATTACCGTAGGGACACATAAAACATGTTGATGCCATTAAAACTCCTCATCTGAATTTGACTCCTCATCTTCATCTTCTGGGTCTTCGTAATACTCCGGTGGCTCCATAGCATCGTAAGCTGCTTGGCATCGGGCAAGAGTCCGTAGGTTACGGAAGTAATTGTCTCCCATTATTTGTACTCCATGGTGGTTAAGGCTTGGTGGAGGAGGTGTCCAAAGAGGTCTACGAACTTCTCATTATCGTAGAGCTTTTGTTCGCCCATCATGTGCAGGATGGAGTGGGTCAGTTCGTGGCAGAAGGTTTGTTCAACAGACTGCTGGAAGTGTCCTATAGCTACATCCTGTGGGTGGAGCATGACAATGTAGGGTATAGGGGAGTACATCCCTCGGGCATCGTGGGTTGCCATCAGACTCTTATCCATAGCAACCTGTATGGTCTGCCCGAGGAGTGTGTACCGGGAGGGAATCCTGAGCTTACTCACCCAGAACCTTACTGAGTCTTTCCTTAATAATCCTGACAGAAGCATCTGTCATGCTTACGGCTGCTGCATATTCAGCGTCACTCTTACCTTTAAGGTACAGAGCATCAGCAAACTCAGCCAGTTCCTTCTTGGTGAATATGTAGATATTTTGCATTAAGTCTCCTTGAGTATCTTGTTGGTTTTCTTCATAGCCCTGTGCATCATGGCTGCCTGACATTTACGCTGGTGGGCATTCTTTGGGTAGCCAGCCATGAAGGTCTGACCCTTGGACGTGGTGATAGGGAATGACCTCAGAATAGCTTCGGTCACTGACATCTCTTTGGTTTCCTGCTGTTCCATGGTGGATTCCTTCATAGGTCTGCCGTTGTTTTGTCGATACGGACAGCCTTGACTTTAGGTAGACGGAGTGCGCCTTTACTGCCGATGCAGAGAGCGTGAACGTGGACAACTTTGCCAATTATCTTGCTGGTATCTGTGAACCATTCCTTCCGCATCTCCTGAGTGAAGCAACCATCAACAGGTAAGTCCACGGTAGGGGCTCCCGGTATTCCGTACTCAGCCCACATAACGATGAGCTTTCCTGCCATTCCTTTGTGCTTCCCTTTGCCCTCCTCAATCCCCACTACCAGCAAGTCAAAGTCCACACCCTTGACAATCTTGGTGGCTACTTCATTCTTCCTACCAGCAATCCAGCCAGCGTTCTTGTCCTTGAAGACAGCACCTTCAGCATCATTCTGAATCTGTTCCTGAGCGAACCACTCACAATCTTCAGGGGTGTTCAGGTCAACTGAAGTTGCTATGAGAGCCTTGAGGTCTGCGAGGTCATGGGAGTGACGGTAAAGGTCAAGCTGCCGTAACCAGTAGGGACGCTTGGACTCTCCTTCAATCAGCTCAGAGATGTAGATGAGGTCATGGTAGACAAGGTAGAAGGAAGCAATCAGCTCAGCTTCTTCAGGTGTGTTCTGTCTCTTCCGGTTTGGATTGACCAGACCAGAGAGGACTTCAAGAGAACACTTGTCACAACAGAGTTCAGCTATGTAGGCCACCTTTCCCTTTGGAACTATGGCTGGCTTCAGGTGGTCAACGTTGGTGAGCATCCGTCCTGTCCGGCCAAAGATTCCAGCTTCCTCATCCCGGCACACGGTCATGGCGTAGACACCATCGAACTTGCGCTGAGCTATTACGGGGTAGGCAATCTTGTGGGCTACATCTGCGAAGTGCTTCACCAGTTGTACCGTTTTTTCCTCGGGTCGGTGGTCGGCTGGTAGACCTATAAATTCCCAGATATTAGTAGCCAAAGAAGTACCACCGTCCTTTCTGATAGTTGCGCCCTTCTTGTCCACAAGTACCTACTCTCCGCTCACAGAAGGCTCCCCGATGTCCAGAGACTAAGGAACTAGCTGTGGCGAGTCGAGCAGGAGAAGTGCATATAGCCTTGAAGAACTCTTGTGAATAGTGTCTGCATGTTTTGCATTCTGGATATTTGTTGTGAGCCATTTAGAAGTCCTCCTCCTGTGGTTGACCAAAGGTTTCCTGCTTCTTCTTCTCTTCCTTTGGTGGGGCTACGGTGAGCCGTCCGGTGTTCTGTCCATACTTCAGACGCATGGTGAACCCTGTACTTCTCCCGGTGTATCTGTCTTTCAGGATACGGCAGGTGCTGATGTGGCGTTCCTCTAGGTCGGCTTCCTGCTGGTTCCGCTCCAGTGCGAACATGAATGAAGACCACTGCCCAATAGCCCTTGAGCCTCGGAAGTGCCGTATCATTACCCTGCCGCCTTCTTCATGAGGTTTACCTTCAGGTGTGCTGAGGTGAGAAATGAAGTGGATGTTGATGTGAAGCTCACGAACCAGTGAAGCCATGTCAGTCATGAGAGCATCAAGAATCTTGCGCTCATCACCATCCTTGTCTCCAGATACCAGAGCTGTGATATGGTCGAGGTAGATGAAGGTACAGCCACAGGACACAGCCATGAAACGAATCTTAGACTTTACAGAGTCCCAATCGGTGTGACCAAAGTGGTCATACATGAACACCCTGTCAGTCCCCATGGTGGCATCATAAGCTTCCCTCCGTTCGGCCTCAGTATACTCATTGCCGGGAATGTGGAAGAGCTTGGAAGCAAACTTGTTCATGATACCGAGGGCAGTGTCCCGGTTGGACTCCTCAAGGAATATGAGACCTACCTTCTGGTTGTTGGTTACAACGTTGTGGGCAACCATCTCCTTCACCAAGTCTGTCTTCCCCATGCCCGTACCAGAGCCGATGGCTACCAGCTCATTCATACGTTGACCATAGGTGGCCTTCGTAAGTTCATCCCAAGGGTACGACAGCCCCCATTCAATAGGCTTCTGTATGGACTCCCAGAGTTCGGCACCATTGATGATACCGTCAGGGCGATAGTTCTTAGCCTCAAAGATGCAGGTTGCTATGTCCCCAATACGTCCTTCTTGAGCCAGTTGAGAGGCATCCTTAATGCCCTCAGGATAGGTGGCAATCTTCAGCTTCCCCGGTGAGAACAGGACAGCACACTCAGCGGCGGCATCCTTCCCCGGTTGGTCAGCATCAAATGCCAGTACAATTTCATCGTAGGACTCAAGGAATTCTAAGTGCTGCTTCAAAGCTTTCCTTGCTCCCTTGCTACCTGTCGGTATGGAAACCACAGGCCACTTGTTGTTGAACGCTTGACTGATAGTAAGGCAATCAATCTCTCCTTCGGTTATGACGATACGCTTTCCACCGTCCCGGCAGAGGTGTTGTCCAAAGAGGTCAACGTCCTTAGACTCTCCCACCCATGGGAACTGCTTGTCTGCTGTCCTGAGGTGCTGAGCTACCAGTGCGCCATCCTTGTGATAAGGGGCTATGTGGACGGCAACACCACGATGTTCTCCGAGCTGATACCCATACTTCCTACAGGTCTCAACTGTTATTCTCCGAGCAGATAAGGGCTTGAAGTCCCCTGTGATTAAGTCCATTGGTCGATTTCTCCTTGACTGAGGTGCTGCCTCCCCTGTCCCTCTTGTGTGGTATCCACAGACATGACAATGCTCATGACCATCTGAGTACATTGAGTTGGCATCGGATGAGCCACAGTCAGGACAAGGAAGGTGGTACAGAAACTCTGATTCAGTGTGTCCCATAGTCACCTTCCTTGGTTTGGCTTACGGTTTGTACTCTATGAGTTTCTGTGGTTCCTGACAGGAGAGAAGCTGCTGACAAGGTGACGTGTTCAGCCGGTACTCAGCGTAGCGGCAACCTTGAGTGTCAGACTTCCAAGTGGAGATGATGTCCAAGCCCTTCTTCTTCAGAGTAAAGATGATGGCTGACAGGCGCATGGTTCCGCACACCTTCATGGCCGAGAGGGAGGTAATCTTCTTGCCCCCGGTGAGGATACGTTCAACGATTTCAGTTTTGGTCATGGTTGCCTGTTCCTTTTTAAAGTCCCCTCCGCTCAGGTTCATTGAGCCATGAGAGGGGGATAGACTTCTGAGCGTAAGTAAACCCATGCTTCTCACACCAGATTGCATAAGTAGTGTTGGAAGTCTTACTGAGCTTGGTGTTGGAGTTGCTGAAGACGAACCGGATGTCTAAGTGGGGATGTTGCGCTTTCACCAAGAGGTGTTTAGTTCTGTCGGCAGAGTCGAAGTAGCCTTTGGTTTCAACGATGATTCCGTTAGGAAGGAGATAATCAGGAGTGTATGTGCGGGACTTCGCAGGTTCCACAAAGGAAATCTTCTTGGTCTCATACTCATACACTACACCTAGAGCTGTTAACTCACTGGCTACCCGCTCCTCTAGTCCTGACCTGAATGCTGCTTTCTTTAACGCACCCTTCTGAGCCACCCAGTTTCTCTTGGGGTAGGCCATTAGTAGCTATTCTTCATATTGTTGTGAGGTTCCTTGGTGGGATAGGGTCGAGGTAGGATATTTTGAAAGGTTCATACACGAAAGGAACACCCAAAGTTTCCAACTGTCTTGCCACGTCAACCTCAAGCATTGAGCGATAGCCTAACGAACGGGCAACTCTAAACTTGTCCTTTGGATTGAGAAGCGGATTATCAAGAAATCTGAGGTGTCCATAGGTGCTGAGGTGCTTAATCTCTGAGACTAATCGAAGCTGCCTAACTACATAATCAGGATGCCCAGCTTTATATCTCAGCTTTTCGGAAGCTGCTCTACAGGATTGCTTACAGTAGAGAGCATCAGCCCTTCGTGAAGAAGGAATCAGGGAGCCACACCTTATGCAGCATGTGACTACCCTGACTTTGCGAATCCTACCCATTAAGGCCAAGGAGTTTCTTCACGTTGTTGGCTACCGTGACTGCTTTGTCCTGAGTCTCAAGTAGACTAGTTAGGTCAGCATCTTTCGCTTTGATGAATGCATCATGCTTATCCTGAGCCTTCATAACTGAAGTGAAGTTATCGTGGACATCTTGGTCAATCTGTTTGATGCCCCGATTCAGCTTCTCCAGTAAACCAGAGAAAGCACTAAGAGCATCAGCCACACTTTTAACACCTGAACGTTTGAACATATTAGAAATCCTCCGCATTGCCACGGTCTTCACCAGTTGGCGTATTGTCATTTGCATTATTGTTGAAATTATCAGCAACATATCCATCCTCCTTACCGAAACCCATGTCTGTAGCAGACTCATTGCCACCTGTGTTGGATACCAGCTTGATAATCTGGATGCCATAGATACGCAGGGAGATACCACATGAGGAAGTGCCAGCCACCATGTAGGTAGTCGGCTCATAGTTGATACGGATGGTGGAACCACCGAAGACATTGGGTGCCTTGGTGAGGAGTGTACCGGCAGCATCAAAGAACTTAGGCTTGAATTCCATGGTCTTATCTTCCCCGGTCTTCTTATCCTTGAAGACAACCTTGGCATTCAACTTGAATGAGAATGCTACCTCTCCCGTTTCGTTCCCCTCTTCATCACAAATTTCACTGTAGGGGACTTCCTTGACCAGAGCTTTCTTCTTCTGAGCTGCGGGAGTACGTTTTGCGAGTTCAGCCTGATAGACTTCTTCAGCCATGACATCAAGGGCATCCATGAGAGGCTGAGCTTCTGCCCGAGGGAGAACCAGCTTGGTCTTGAAGACACCTGTGGCAGCAAACTTCGTGTCAGGGGTGTTCAACCACGGATAATCGGCACGACCTTTCGGGGTGGTCGCTCTTGGGTACTTCAGTTTTTCTGTTGCATCAGCCATTGTTCTGCTCCTTTTGGTAGTTCTTGAAGTTGACGTGCGCTCTGATGCTGGCCTTGAGACCGCCACCGTTCAGGTCAATGTGCTTCCGAGTGAGTTGCTTTTCCAGCCACTCTGGTGCTACGTAGGGCTTGCGTTGTTTCTCAGCCATTGTTCTGCTCCTTTAGTTTGAGATAGCTTTGAATATGCCGGTGATGATGTTCTTCGGAAGTTCGGAAGCGACTACCAAAGCACGTACAGCCTTCTCTGAGATACGAATACGGAGACCTGCGTAGATACCGAAATCTTCACCAGCTTTGATGCCGCAACCAGCTTCGATGCCGTCACCAGCTTTGATGCCGCAACCAGCTTCGATGCCGTCACCAGCTTTGATGCCGCAACCAGCTTTGATGCCGTCACCAGCTTTGATGCCCCAACCAGCTTCGATGCCCCAACCAGCTTTGATGCCGTCACCAGCTTTGATGCCGCAACCAGCTTCGATGCCGTCACCAGCTTTGATGCCCCAACCAGCTTCGATGCCCCAACCAGCTTCGATGCCCCAACCAGCTTTGATGCCGCAACCAGCTTCGATGCCGTCACCAGCTTTGATGTCGCAACCAACTTTGATGCCGTCACCAGCTTTGATGCCGCAACCAGCGAGGATAGCTTTGGCTGACAAAATGCCGGTCACTGTGAGAGTACCAGCGAAGAAAATGGAGTGGTCTACAACGAGGTCTCCGTCAATGCTGCGGGTGTCTGTGGTGCGTCCAGCCTTGTTCAACAGCCAACTTGCGTAACTCGTCTGGTTGTCTACGGCGAGGGCATCCAACACCTCCTGATATTCTGCGGCTCCGGTAGGGAAATGCGCATTGAACCAGCGAGTTCCTTCAGTACAAGCACGTTTCTCTTTCAGCCATTCAGTAGTGATTTGCATTAGTTGTTCTCCTTTCTGTCGTTGTAGTTACTTTCGATTGTTGAAGGGTCGAGCCCCAAGGCAGTGAGTTCCATGAAAGTGTCAGCATGAATGCAGCCGTCCTCTGCCAGTTCTTTGATTGCTCTCCTACGGGTGATTAATGTTTGGCTCATGGTATAGCTCCTTTGTATTACTCGGTTATGATTCACAAGTGAAAAGCACTAGGCAAAGAAATAGGGGGACTTCCTTACATCCTCTAAATTGAGGCTACCCAGTGATGGAAGCTCAGGCAGTAGCTCATGGAGTTCTTCAGGTATCTGTTGTTTGACCTCATCAAGAAACTTGGCGAGGACATTGGTTGAGTACATGGACACGAAAGCTTCTCTCAGCTCCCGAGCAATGAGGTCTGTGTTACAGGCGTGTGTTGCATAGGAGTCATGAATCATGGCGAAGTGATTGATGCCCAGAGTGGCACATGAGTTGACCGTAGCCATGAGCATAGAGGCATCCATGGAGTGAACAAAGTTCGGGCTGATACTGTTCAGCATCTTTGACTTGTTGAACTTAATGGCATCTTTCCTGAGGGAGAGCTTCAGCTTAACGCCTCCCCAAAATGTCTCCACCATGTAGGAATCAGTTTCCCGATACTCCTGCCATGCTGGGAATCCCACCGGGGTTGTCCATGTGATAGGCTTCTCCTGCTTGGCTACTACCTTGGCTACATCCTTGAGGAAATCCATGGCATCCCGAGCGGCCACAACCACCTGATTGATGCCTTCGTTCATCCTGTCAGCCATGTAGATTGCTGGTTTGAAAGTGTCTGTGGTGTTCAGATAAGTACCTCCCCGCTTCTTCAGTTCTGCCATGAGCTGAAACTTGTAGCCATGTTTCTTGGCCCCGTAGGGTTTGGTCATAGTTGGCCGCTTTGCTACGCCTCGGTCTACTTTACCCACCCATAGCTGAGCCATGGCTATTACCTCTTCAGCAATATCCCTTGAGGTTCTGGGTACTACTACTTTACCACCCTTGTCCTTCCTTGGCTTAGGTGCTGGAGGGAGCTGAAGCATAATGTCAGCAACGGATGAGTTAGCATCAGCCTGAACCATGGCTGAAACAACCTGAGCTACCTTGGTGTAGATGTCAGAAGGTTTCTCCTGAGGCGTGAGCCCCACGGAGCTGCCACCGACTTCATCAAGGAGCATACCTGAGAAGTGCTGGAGCCCTGAGCATGTACCATCCAAAGCAACCGGGAGGTGAGACACAAAGCTTCCTCTGTCAGTCAGGCTGGACATCTCAGCATACTCCATACAGAATGCAAGGAAGCAATAGGGGCTGTCCGCATCACTCCAGAAGCGTTGACCATCCAGCGGGTTGACTGCTGAGTCGATGATTGCTGCCTTGTTGTCCTCTACCCACTTCACACGGTCGTCAAAGGAAACCTTATCATTGCCGTATGTGTTGGCACCATGGACGGACAGCCAGTAGATGCCTTGCTCACCAAGAGCTTTACCATCAGCAAATCTGAGGAGACCTTTGCCAACATCATCAGCTTGTGGGTTAATCCATGAAGGAAGTGGATAAACTCGGCCTCTCCAATCCAGAGTGTGTGGAAAGAAGATTGCTGCCTCACCTACAAACTTATGAGCCAGACGCACCTTGGAGGTGAAGGAGACTCGGCGGCTTGTATCTGCTACTCTCTCATCATAAGCGGCTGTTGCATCATGCTTCCACTGCTTGATTGCTTCAGGGTGTGTAGCTCTTAGCTCCTCATACTCAAAGTCGTTCGACCAAGGTTTAGCTGGGAGGTCTCTGAGTTCAGGTGAAGGCACACCACCTAAGGTGCTACCAGACTCCCATACCTCATCCAGAACCGTGAGGATGTCCTTATTGATAGCCCAAGGAGTCTCCTGAATCTTATTGAGTGCTGAAAATACCTGAGACATATCATGGTTATTTAGGATACCAAGAGCATCCTTATTGCGGGTCTTAACTGCTTGTGATGTCCCGGTGACTGTACCTGAGTAGTAACCACCACAGTCAGCAGAAGTCCATGGCTTAGGTGGCATAACCATAGGCATTAGAAGAGGCGTAAGAAGCTCACACTGGTCATGGTGTTTCTCAAGCCACATCAAAGCCTTAGGAGTAAGGACAACATGACAGGAGACATCTTTAACTCCGAGGTCTCCCCTGAGATTGTGCTTCATGATGAGCCCAGTTGACTTCATGCAGATTTCAAGGAGCTGCAAGCCCACAAGGAGCTTATCGGCACTGAACATCTCCGTATCAGTGATGCCCCATTGACGCTTCTTCAACATCACTACGGTTTTCCTGTGGTTCATGTTGCTTGACTGTGTTTCTTCAAGATTCTTGAGATAACCGGGGTTGGCTGCTTTGAATTTCCGGTACTCATGGTGAGCCAAGATGGTATCTGTAAGTCTGATACAAGCAGACTGTAGTGGAAGTCTTTCTTTAACAGTCAGGGTGAGGCAGAACCTTAACGTAAGATACGAAAGCTCTTCAGAAGAAATCTTTAGTAACTTAAAGAACTTCTTTGATGAGTGAAGTCTTCCTGCTGCACGTCCCCTATCTGAGGGAGTCAGAAACAAGTTTAGAGCCTCTATCATGGGGAGCATACCAGCTTTCAGTAGTGCCTGTCCCGGCTGCAAATCAACTTCAGATGTTGTGAGTCTGCGGCTTCTATACTCCGCTATCCCTTTATCAACACCTTCCTGCTCAAGCTCTAATTGTCGCTTCAGCAAATCACTCAT